ATGAGTTGTACGGAATTACCAAATCATCTGCTTGGTATGAAATCTGTGGACCACGCTCTAATTGGAACGGAGTTGCTGCTCCCGGAGCAAAGTTATTTTGTGTGGTTTCAGTGATTCCTGGCCATAGGTTGCCTACTCCTGTACCTGTACCTGTGTAAGCAGTAATTCTCTTAACACGGCGTGATGTACCAACACCTTTCTTACGAGGGATTTTGTTGCGTAGTGGAGTTGGGCGAGGTGTAAGCATCTTTGCTGGTGCTTCTAGATCGAAGGCAGCGAATGATGTGCTTAGAGGATTTGTTAGTGTGATTTCTTTGTTGATATCACCTACGGCACCTCTTTGTGCAGTTAGCGCAGTTTGTAGTGAAGCAAGAGCATCTGGAGTTAGTGACTTGCTCATTGCAAGTGTTTCTAACTGCTTAGTTGCGTCTTGACCTAGTTCGCCATTTACGAATGGGCGTGGAGATGAAAGCGACTTGCTTAATTCTCCAAGATATTCGTCATGGCGCTCTGCGGCAACTTTAGGGTTGGACTCGTTAAACAAGTCCTGAACTTTTAAGTTTTCCATTGAGTTATTTCTCCTGTAAAGAGTTATTTAGATTCTACTTCAGGAGCGGATTTGGCAAGAAAATCTTTAGCCATATCACGATATCCCTTAGCAAGAATCAGGTCGGTTGTTGCGGAAGCCTTTGCAAAATATAAATCCGCTTTGGCTTTCCACTCGTTTGTTTTATTAGCACCTGTCGCTATGGTTGTCCGTTTTGGACCGCCACCTATTGCGAGAGATTTTGCCGTTGCTAATTCAGTTTGTAGTTCAGTTGCTTTATTCTCTACCGCCTCTTTTGCGGACTTCAATAATGCAACTTCGGCTTCAACCGAAGACATAGCACTCTTTACGGCTTTCTCAATGATGTCGTTTAATTTAACATCAGCGAGCAGGGACTTATCTGCTGAGTTGTCCTCATCAGAATCTTCTTCTTCTATAATTGTTCCTACTTCTTCAATCGTTGAAGGTGGAACTATTGTATCAACTGATTTAGAGTTGTTTGGTGTTTGTGGTGCTGTCGCAGGTGAACCAACTGGCATTTGATCAGGTGATGACATCACCGCAGTAGATACATTAGCCATTTCGTTTGCTGGTGTTCCGCCTGTTACTGGCACTTGTGTTAATCCGTGTGTTGCTCCCGGCATATTGCAACCACACTCTAAACATTTAGTAGTTGTGTCGGCTGACATTTGAACATCATTGTTCTGATCAACCATTTCTTTTTTGGCTTCGCCTAGTTCATGTTCGGCTCCGCTACCAGCAGGACCTTCGGCTGTTTCTTGCTCTGCTGACTCGCCGTATTGTTTGTCCATGTCTTCGTAGCCATAAGATTTACATTCCATTGTAATTTCATCTAGTGCTTTGCGTGCAGAAGCATATCTAGACATCATTTCTTCTCGTGAAGGAATAGCCTTGGATTCTCCACCCATAGCCGTTGAATCTTCCGCCACTTCTTTCTCTATGTTGGTTTCCAAGAGTTCCTCTACTTTCGTTAGTGTTTTCTCACCATTCAGTGACTTAGCCAAAACTAATTGGCAATTTGGATTTGCTGGTCTATCTACTAGAGATACTTCAACAATCTGACCATCTACTATACGACCATTTGCTGCTTTTTGGTCACGCACAACACGAGGAGATTTGATGCCAATACTGAATCCTCGTAGTACACGATTTTGAACTTTCTTAACTGATACTGGGTCAACTACTAGAGCACTGATGTAGTGTCCGTCTGCTTTTGCTTCATATTCTTGGGCTACGCCAGCAGCGATATTGCTATGCTGTTCACGAATATTTCCACCAGTTCTAAACCAATCAGGCATAGCCTTGTCTAGCCATACTGGGTCGCAAATCTGTTGATCAATGTCTAATGCGTCATCTGTCGCCTTGCCATAGACTGTTAAAGTTCCGTCGCCATTATCATCGTATTTGAGGATATCAGCATAGACACTTGTATTTTCGCTCATAGTTTTCCTTTACTCGCTTTCTTCGCCGTAAACATATTCCCATAATCCAGTATCCACTACATAAGGTGCAATATCGCACATGCAGTTCGGGTGGACTGGTGGGTCGCCATTGGGGAATTGCTCACCAATGTCTATTGGCGAAGCATCATAGTTTTCTTGACATTCGTCGCAAGGGTCTGCGACTAGGTATTGAATTTTCTCTACACCGCTTTCGGCATAAAGGTCTTTACTAGCCTGTACTACTGCTCGGCTCATTTCTGTACCAGCGATAGTAATTGCTCTTGAATCGTCGCCGATGATGTATGAAATATCATCAGCCACATCTTTGCGTGTAGCACCTCGTTCTAAGCCCTCAGCGAGTGCTGTGCCAATTCTATTCAGGGTGGTGTTAGTAATTCCCTGTATAACTATTGATCGGCTCTGTAATAGGCGTTTAAGGCTTTCTGGTGGGTTCACCAAAGCAGCAGCAGCACGATTTCCTGCTCGCCATTTATTCCAGTTGATAGTCAATGCTCGTTGCATTTGTTTCTTATTGGGAGCAGCCTTCTGTATTCCTACTGCCCTAGCCAATTCATAAGTCGTTATGTCCTCGCCAAGAATATACGCTTCTGCATATAACCTGCCGAGTGCAGAGTTGAGTCGGGTTATATCAAGTTTGGGCGCATGAATGCGTACCCAGTCCCGAGCCAGTTGGCTATGAACTTTTGCTGGCAGATTTTCATTTAGATTATCCATAGGATTCTGTAACGAAAACCAAGAATCAAGAATCTGTTCAACTGAGAACATATCTTTTATGCCCAGTCTTATTGAACGAACAAAACGAACCGCAACTCTAACTTTAAGTCGGGTTCTGTTCGGCTTCATTAGAGTCCTATATACCTTTCGGCGTACCAGCGAGCAGATTCTTCATCGTTGATAGCAACATATTTGTTAATAACTTCTGCGTAATCTGCTTCAACTACCTCAAAATTAAATGGTCGTTTGCGATTACTCTTGCGTAGCCACTTTAGAAATGCTTTAACTTCTTTGACAGCATTGTCTGTATTGTCCTCAGACATTTCTTCAACAACGCTTGGCTCAGGTTTGCCTGTTTCAGTTTCAGGTTTCTCGCCAATAGTTAATTGATCATCAACTGGCGTAGCATCATCACCGCTTAATGCAGAAGCATAACTAGCAGTAGCAGCATCAATAATTCCGTCAGGCGATAAAAAGAATAATCCTGAACCGCTATAAAGCATTGGCATATCCGCTTGTGGTGTATCTAGTAAAGGTAATCCCATTGTTGATCGTGCTTCGTTTACTGTGCGTCCGCCATTTTTTAATTCAATATCAACTCGTCGGGCTTCTGATTCAGTATCAATCTTGCTTTCAAATAGAATCTTAAACTCTAACTCACGAGGCATTCCTAGATACAGATAAGACAGATTAGTTAATTGCCTGCTAATCCAATCAGCCAATGGTTGAATACCAATAATCTCTGCTGAAAGTGATTCACCTTTCTGTAAACCAGAAGCACCCAGAGAGCCACTACCGCTAAATCCAATTTCACTTGGTAGTACGCCGAAGTGTCCGCAGATAGAAGTAATCAAATAATTATCTAATACATCTTTGAACTTCTCACCATATCCGTCATATTGAATTGGTGTCATGCCAGCAGGTAATAAACGAGCACGCTTTCTTTGTGCGGTTTGTCCTGCTAAATCATCATTGAAGATATTCTCATACGCTCTTAATAGTTCAGGATTATTACCGAAGGTAGCATCAGTAGTGAATAACAGTTCAGGCAATACGCCATCTGTATATTCGGCTCTTATCCATTGTTGTCTGCGTAGATAAATGTCGGCTAGAGGTAATGCTCTTTCTACTGGGCTGAATCCGTAGATAGTCCATGAACGACGATTCTTAACTAAATAAGATAATTCATCAGAAGTGAATTCACCATCAGCGTCTTCAACTTCATTTGGTGCCATGAACTCTGAACGAGGGAAACCAAATAAAATTTGTTGGAACGCTGGATTCGGTGGCATTGGTCGCATGCCTCGGTCATCAATCAATGGTTTAATAGTTGAGCCATCAAGAATTTGAAATCCAAATAAATCTCCGCCTACTGATTTCTGTGGCCAAATAGCCCAAGCATCAATAACTAAGATTTCTTCTAATGCTAAATTAATCCAGTCTGACCATGTGTATCCGTTGTTTTTATCAGGTTGTTCCCAGAATCCTCTTAGTCTTGCAATGTCTTCAGTGTAATTAACTCTTGCTTCAGCCATAGCACGAACATGATCTTTGCCTGATTCAGCAGCGATTTTTTCTGATGCATCATCTGACAGAACAATGTCCCAGTCCATACCGGTAATTTTATTCTTCACTACTTCAATACACCTGCGGATAATATCTACTTGATCAGCAGTTGAGCGAAGCGTAGTGAAAGGAATAAGTTTAGTTGGCGTGATATTGATATTTTGCGCAACTTGATATTCATATCTTCTTGGGTCGGCTCTACCATCTTCACGAACAGGGTTGATTGCTCCCGGAATTAAAGGATTGCCCGGAGTGAAAGGTACATTCGGCCATATCGGATTTCTCGGTAATGAAACCGATTGTCCGTACTGTTGTGCCATGATTCCTGTGCGATTAACCATTTCTTGTTCAGTCATGGTTACAGAACCAGCAGGTAGATTTGGTGCTTTCTCTATCTCTGCTGCAACTCGCTTAGCGAATCTATCTAATAGACCCACGCTATGCCTCCTAAGCGTGTACTACTACACGATATTGATTTGAAGTTGGTGCTACTGTGAAATTCAAAGTAATTGCAGTTGTTGAAGTATGTTCAACATCGCAAACTACCTCGGCGTACGGAGAAGAATTATCGTACACAGATACTATCACATCTCTTGTGCCTAGATTGTGGGTAACTGTGATTGCTTGTGCAGAACCATTACCAACATTGGCTGCGTACTTAGTAACTACAACAGAGGTATCAATATTGATGCCACCGCTATTTACGGTAATACCAGTTCCTGCAACTGCTGAGAAATTATTGCCGCCACCAACTGCACCTAAAACAACACCATTGCTAGCAGTATATGTACCAGCACCAGAGAATTGGGTAAATGTAAGTACTGTTGTATTAAGAGTAATTGGGTTGTTAGTAGTTAATACCCAACCAGTATCTGCCAGTGTGCCACCAGTTTGAACAAAGGTAAACATACCTGATTTAACTTCGGCTGAAACATTAGCATCAGCAGAACGGACAAGTACCCAAGCAGTTGATCCATCTCCCTCAACTGTTAGTGTATAGATACCGTTGTATTCGCCACCTAATCCGCCAACACTTGCCTCGTTCTTAACAAGAACTCTTTGTCCTGATAGTACTTGGTCGCCGTCAACAGTTAATGTTGAGTTGGCTCCTGCGGTAATAGTTCCGCCATTAGCACTTGTCCAAGTCGGTGAGTTAGGAAGTATTGCGATAGTTGCTAGATGTACTGCCTCTTTGATTTGTAAACCTTGTGCTGTTGCATCAACATAAGCCTTAGTTGCGGCATCTGTATCTGCTGTTGGTGTACCTAAATTAGTAATCTTGTAGGTAGCGAAAGAAACATCTGCTGTTGGTACTGTTAATGCAGATAAATTGATTGCTGAATGTGCGGCATTGTCATGTACTGGTGTTCCATGAGTATGGTCATTACGAGCAAACTCTGTACCAGTTCCATTAGCAGAAGAAGCACCGAAAGATGTTTGTGCTGAAACATTGCCGAAGTTAGGTAATGCGTGAACATGGTCTGCTCTTGCTGGTGTAGTTGCAGTTCCTACTGAGTTAGTTCCGCCTGCGGCAAGAGTTTGTGGTGCAGTTGAAGTTAGGCTAGGAGTTCCGTGTGTATGATCTGCACGAGCATAATCATTTGAAGTACCGTTGCTAGAAGTATCGCCATAAGAAGTTTGTGCTGATACTGAACCGAATGATGAGATTTGATCCCATGTGGTTGCGTCTGATAAATAAAGTAAGTTGGTATCGGTAGCAAAGAATAAAGTTCCTGCTGGTACTGTGTTTGCTGCTGGACGATTTGAGAATGTGTTGTATTGAACTTGGGTTGTCTGTACGAAGTTTACCCATGTAGTTCCGTTCCAGAAATAAAGAGTATCGTCAGCGGTGTTGTAGTAAATCTGACCATCTTTTGGTGAACTAGGAGCAGTGCCTAGATTTTGAATTACCGCATTTTGTAATTCATTTTTCGTTAGGTCTAAATTGACCAAGAACTTCTTTGATGACATGTTTTCTCCTAGATTATGTAAGCGATGCCGGTAAAGGCTGAGTTAAAAGTTATTACCATTTGATTAACTGTTGGATAACTGAAACTGCCCTCGCAATTAGTTCCTGCTGAATCCAATACTACTGCTGTTGGATTAAAACCTAAGTTATGGTTTATTGTCCAAGTACTGCTTGATACTGATTGTGTATGTGTGTAGGCAACATCTCCTGGGCTGAAAGCACCTGCTGGTCCTTGTGGTCCTGGGGCAGTGACTTCAACAATAGGAATTACTGGTTGAACTACAATTATATCGCTCATGGTGTTCTCGTTACTTGTGGGCTAACTTGAACTGTGCCTTGTACTAGTCTTGTAACAACACCAGTACTTGGTGCTGTAATTTCTATATCGTATGCGTATTTGCCGTTAGTGATCAATGCTGTTTGTGCTGCTGTCGCATGACACTCAATCAAACCAGTTGCGCCAGTGATAGTAATTCCACTACTTGGTGAAATT